GCCGAGCTGAGGGGGGGGTCCACCTGCCCCCCGATGAAGGGTTCATGATAGTGTGAGTCCTAGACTCTGAACGCAGCACTTGAGCTTGTCATCGCTTATTGCTTTGCGTGTCGGAATTCTCCAGAAGGGCGAGGGAACGATTTTTCCCGCCAGCCGATCCCCTCCCCCAACCACGGGGCAAACACAGGCTCCCATTCTGTAGGGATTCGAGGATTGCAGCCCTCTACGAGTGTCGCTTGTCCGCCAAGGGGGGGTGATTTACGGTACTTGTCGTAGTCGTAGTCCCAACCGGACCGAAAGTCCAGAGTGTTTGGCTATCATGTTCGGGATTTAGAGGCCCCGAAAGCCAGCGCCGTTACAGGCGAGGTTGAGTATTTAACGTCCCTATCCAGAGACGGAGACCGCCAGAGGCGGCCCGAACCCACACAATCCAGTCTGTACACTTGGGGGGACATCAATCAACATCCATGATGTAGCCCCCGATTGACCTACCAGCGACGGCCCCAGCGGGGCCGCCGATGTACGCTCCCATCGCCGTACCGACTCCAACCCCGAGCTTTCTGAGAGCTTCGGAGGCAAGGCGCCGGACGTAGGATCCAAAGGCCTCCCTGGTTCCCTCGAAGAAAGGGTTGATAATGGTCTCCAGGGTGGTGGAAGCGTGGTCGGTCAAGGACCTAGCAGCGGTCACGACCGTCTTGTTAGACGATTGCGACATGAAAAGATCCGGGTCGAGCTTGAACTCGTAGTTGATGACCATCTCGGCCTGGGCCACCACAGAAGTGGCGGCACCAGAGAAGACCAAGAAGATCAACGTACGGTTCTGGGCGTTGATGTCGGTGTCAGGGGCAGACGAGATGTCTATGAATTTATATCCGTTGTCTCCCGACACGGACGAAATCCATTGGCCCGGCTTGCGGCGATCAAACTGATGAGACCGGGTGGACAGTCCAAGATCTCCGAAATCAATCGAAGTCGTGGCATTGAACGTCCTGGTGTTCTCAAATTCGATGGCCGTGACACCACCACCAACACCGGTGGCAGCGGCAGTATCCCACCACCTGACACCGGCGGACACCACCCGATAGCTCCTGAAGTTGCCAGCACCAATAGCGGCAATGATCTTCGAGTCGCCGGCGTTAGCAGCCGCTGGAGTCCATGGATTCAGCGTACTTCCGCCTCGGTAGGTGAAACCTCCGACAGTCATGTGGGGGTTGAACATCAGGTAGGTGTAGCCATTCGCGTTGGTGGTCAATGAAACATACGCGCGTGACTGGTAAGTGATGGTTGCCGCAGCAGCGTCGAGAGTCCATTTTGCACCTTTAGCGTGCTCACAAAACGGGTCTGTCACTGCGCAGACTGAATCGATCAGGTGGGTGGGTATCCCACGAGGGATTCGGGCCGCTCTAGGGCGGTTTCGTTGCGCCAATTGACGATTGGCGCCTTTCTTAGGCTGTAGATTCTTCTTTCGTTGAGTCATCCCTCCAGGAATGTAACTCTGGCGAAAAAGGATGGAGCAGCTCCCACCGCTCAACATCAATCTCGCTAGTCAGCTCTTCCGTACGACTCACGTCAAAAGTCCACCGCCTGAGGAAACTCTCGATGTCCAACTGTTGGTCGTAGTCAACTCCGAACGCCTTCTCAAAAGAGATTCTTGCCTCAACGGTAATTGGTTGCGGGTCCAGTCGCACAAGATGTCGCATGTTGCGGGAGCGAAGCTCCCTATACACGCGAAAATATATGCTGTCCACCTCGTCAAGCGTGATGGATTTGCGGGTGTCGGCATTTCGCATAAGAGCGATAGCGAACTCCTGCAGTACTGGTACCCCCAGGTTGAGGACAAGCTCGGCCATTCCGATGGTGTTGAGCAGCTTCCTCCGGGCGCCTTCTTGGACGAAATATTTAGTTCCGCCCAGCGCCGTGGAGAAGACCTTGGCGGGCGATCTGACGAACCGGTATTCACCGGCACCCAAATCGACCACATGGGCCTGGCACCACTCCACATCCTCGAGTCTTCTGGCAACGTTCTCTACTTTGATCTCCATCCCGTAGGACAAAAACCTG